TCGGCCTCGCTCCGCGCCTTTGGGTCGGAAGTACGCTCGCTGCCAAACACCATTGACGATGCCTGACTTCGTTTTTACCGGACCGATAAAGATATCGCTGCGTGCCTTCAACCGATCCAGCACCTTACGCGGCAGCTGTCCGTATTGATCAAGCTTGATGTTCTTCGGGTTGAGGATCGCCTTACTGGTACCGGGCAATACGTGGTTGCCTCCGACCTCATACGGTTCCAGGTACTTGGCAGCAACTGGCTTAACGAACACCGTCGCTGTAAGCGTGTCCTTGCGAGCGCCCTGCATGCCGACAGACTTTTGGGTAAAAGGCCGAGGTTTCTTGAAGGTTGTGGCAATGTTCCCGATCTCGTCAGCCTGAACCTCTTTGGCCAAGGCCGTCAGTGCCTGCGCAGCCGCAAAGGTGATCTGCTTATAAGCCAATGCCGAGAGAGATTTAGAGATCTCTTTCACGTTGCTGCGAATGGATATATCAAATGCTCCAGACATTTCGGTTGCTCACCTTTGTCAGACCATTCCATCTGGTCAAATACCATTTTAATCAGCGCTGCGATGCGGCAGCTTGATATCTGCAAGACGGTCCGCCCAATCACTGATCTTCTTCACACCGATAAACCCAATGCCAGCGCCCAGCGATGCCGTCAGGTTCTCCGGCAAACCGAAGTAAGCCAAAAGCGGAAACGCACCCGCAGTGAGCAGCATGCACAGAAGCGCCTCAAGCGCAGCCTGCCGTCGTGTGCCACCGCCATAAATGATGCGCAAAGCTGAGGTAACCAGTGAAAGTAAGGGTGCATAAAACACAGCTGCGTGCTGGCTCAGCCAGGCAAGCGCAGCCGCCCAGGTGCTCGGCTTGTCTGGCATGTGAATGTCTCGACTTCTCCCAGGCGGGAGTGAGGAAAAGGCCCGGTGTGAGCGGGTATACGTTTATGCGGGATATATCTGAAGAAAGGGCAGAACGTTCCTCCTCCCTTTGCGCTCGATTTATGGGACCAATTACTTGGACATAAATCAAAGCCCAAAAGGGGACAGCCATTGATAATATTGACCAGAAAAATCGGTGAACGCCTGTGCATCGATGACGATATTCAAATCAAAGTTGCCAGAGTAAATGGAAGGTTTGTGACTCTGGGTTTCGAAGCGCCCAAACATATTAAGATTGTTCGATCAGAGCTCAAACAGAAGCGTAAAGATGAGCCCCCGATAGACTCCTTAGGGCATGACCTGGATTAAGCGGCGTTCAGCGGCACCAGCAGCCATGTCAATGAATTGAGATGAAAAGGGCCTCGATCAATGTCGAGGCCCGAATAGCTCTCTCATCAGCATGACAAGTCAGAGGCCCTGAGGGCTTGGGGGAAATCTAGGCGCAAAAAACCCGGCTCAGTGGCCGGGTTTTCTTTGTATTCATGAGCAAATTTGCCACAGGCAAAACTCTAAACATGGGAAAATAATGCCCTCAGCCGGGCGGGAAGTCAAGCGGCCTCTTTCATCTGGTAAATAACCCTGCCAATCGGGCTCAAAGCCTTTGCATCGATATCAGAACAGGCGTCGAAACAAAGCTGCACAAAAGGCTCCCAGTCCCGCGCCCAGCGATCAGAAACAAGGCCTATCCCATACTCCGCTTTAAGCCACGCACGGAAGAGCTCAGGCTTGATAAGGGGGTCAGGACTGGAAGACTGCCCCCCCTGGTGCATGTAGCGGTATCGACGAAACACGCCTTTGGCGACAAACTCGGCTCGCTCCCTCTTGCTGGCCGTCATGCGTCCCGCTTTTGAACAGGCCACACTGAACACCGCATCTTCCGCTTCTTCCCGGTCATCGTCGGTTGGCTCGGTCGCGTACATTGCATTACCGAAGGCGCGTAACTGGTAGTGCAGGCGCGCAATAGCTGACTGGACGTGCCCGGCCAATGCCCCGTGCACGGCGTGGTTTGCCGTTGGCCCGCGCTCCGTGGTCTGCACCACCACGCCCAACTGCACTACGTCTGAGGTCTGGCCGGGGGCCGGGTTGTACTTGCAGTCATGCCAAGCCTGGCGCGCCGAATCGATCTTCATGCTGCCTGCCCCTTTTTCAGTTCTTTGGTCTTTGCCCGGTAGTCGGCGGTCATCGCCTTCAGTTCTTCCACGGTGTACTTCTTTGGCTCATGAGGGCCTTCAAGCCATGCCACCTTTTCCTCACCGATTCTCTGTAGGAGCGAGATTCGGTAGTTGATGAGGTTTCCTGAGAGATGGTTATTGCACGGGGCGCACTGTTTCCAGGCGTTGAGCGGTTCAAACCTCAACTCTGGGTTCGCTCCTACAGTTCGGTAATGGCCGGCGTGATACTGGCCCTCATGGTGGCGGCCGCAACTCACGCATGGCAGTGCCGCATCACGGGCGCGCACCCAGGCGTTGAATGCTTGCTGCGTGTCTTTGAGGTGGTCCGCCCTACTCTTCAGCTTCTCCTTGCGGACCTTGATGTCACGGCGACCAACATCCGCCAGGGCCTTCTTGGTGCTTGCCTGGCCCTTCTCCGACTTGCCGTAGGCGATGGCGCACTCGATCGCGCCGCACACGGCTTGCGAGCCGCGCACGGGCGTGAACATCATTCGGCAAGATGGGCAGCGCTTCCTGCGCGGACCACCGGATTTGAGTGGGGTCTTGCGTTGTAGTGGGGTGCGCTTCATTCCACCACCTCGGCGCTAGGCGATTTTTTGCGCCCATGATTTGCGTGATACCCATAGAGCTGCTCGGCCACCTTTCTGGCGTCAGCAGCATCTTCAATCCTGGCGAAATGCCCAAGGTGCTTTCGACCCTCATTAGTGGATATCTGGGCACACCATTTGACCGATCGTTTATCCCAATACACGCCAGAAATCCCACTCTTATTGCAAACCTTAAGAGCTCTGTTTCGGGAGTTATCTCGATCAGATACCAGGCGTATATTTTCCAGGCGATTGTTCGCCGGGTCACCGTCGATATGATCTATCTGCTTACCGGGCCACTCCCCATAAGCCAGTAGCCAGATAACCCGGTGCACAAGATAGATTTTCCGGTCGATGCAGGTGTGCCGATAGCCAGTTCGGTGCCAGGCGCCAACCTCGGCACCGCGCACGGCCCGGCCGCGAGAAATACGCCAAAACAGCCGGCCAGCTTCATTGTCAAAGGTGAACAGGTCTTTCGCTTGATCCAAAGTGATAGCCATTAAGCGAAACTCCCGATCTGTTCAGCAGCACTCAAGGCCGCCTCTTCCGATTCAAAGTGGGCGGACAGGACCAAGCGCCAGCAGGCGTTGAACACGTCGCGGTAAAGGGGTTCAAAGGCTGTGTCATCCATCGAGGCCCAACTGATCGACTTGGCCTCCTTGCGCACGCCGTCGGGAGTGCGCACCAGGTGGAAGTGTCCGGCCTCGATAGTCACCCACTCACGGAATGCTCCCCGGGATTTATCCACGGCAGGGAAACGTTCGGCGCGCGCTTGCTCGAGCCCAGCAATGTATTCATCCACCGCATTCGAAAGCTGGCCTGGCTTTCCACTTTGCGCCTCAAAGAACCTGGCAAGCCCACGGATGCCACGCATCTCCTGGCGCGGCACCAGCCCGCCGACCGGCTCCCAATACTCCCAGGCCAGATCCAGCATGGAGAAGAACTTGCCGTGGAACTTGGCATTGCGCATACGAGTGAACTTGCCATGGACGACCTGGCCAAGCTTCCACCTCTGGGTGAGTTCGCGGTCGGCCTCAGTGGCAGGCATCAGACCATGGGCGGTGCGGATAAGGGCGAGTTCAGCCATGAGACACCTCGATCAGCGAAATCCAGAGAGGCGAAAAAACAACCAGTGCAAACACCAGCCCCGCTATGCCCCCTTGGAAAACAGCCATGGGAATACTCTTCGCTGGCTTCCAGAATACGAACCACCGCAAAAGTGACTTCATGACGGCTCTCCCTTACCCATGGCGGCGCGACCTGCGATGTACTGGGGCAGGTTCCGGCAGCCTTCGTCGGCGTCGTATAGGTCCAGCAGGTCGGAAAGCGCATTGCGCAGCTTTGAGATAACGGAAAATATCTCGACCGGCAGATGCGCCATGAAGTCCAGACTGCACCCGACCGAAACAGCAGCGCCGCAGGATGTGGCGCTATCGCTGACGACCTGACGTAGCGCCTCGTTCTCAGCCTTGAGCTCAGCATTCACCCGCTCGTAGGCTTCGTAGCCGGTCTTGAGGCCGGCGAGTTGGGCGCGGAGCTGGTCGCGCTCGATGGTCACAGCCAAGGTTTCGGTGATGGCCCGCCCAACCTCTTGATGCA